TTTTAAAAACATACATTTTGCCGGGCGTGAACACCAGCATATAGCTATCTGAAACGCTGAACTCAAAAGGCACCATACGCACAGCCGTGCCAGCACCGCTATCTAATGTAGCGATAAATTTGGTGCCGTCGCGGCGTTTCGCGCCGCCTTGCGGCTGAATGCTAACATTACGCGCAGTGGTCAGGCCAGAGCTATACTGGTCAATATCAGTCCTAGCGCGTAGCTTTGGGTCTAGCTCGCCGCTGGTAAAATCGTTTTGGATCTGAATAATCCGGCTCATGCTAGAACCTTATATCGGAAATAGGAAACTCTTGTATTGTCTGAGCCGGGCGGTCAGCGCCGTCAATGTTAATAGCAACACGCAACAGCCCGCCACGCATATTTTCTGATGGCGCACCGTATGCCTTTTGGTGATAATAATCCCCCTTAGTAAGCTGGTCGGTTACCGGCTCGGCAAAGTCAGCCGCTAGCGCTGTCTTTAACAAGCGCACAAAGTAAGGTGGGAAGACGGCCTCTGTTGGTCGGAACTGGTAATCAATCCAAACCTCTTCGTAATTTGTGTAAAGGCCAAGATTGTAGATCTCAAAATCTCGCACTGGCAGCGCTCCAACAGCGCCAACATTAAATACAGCTTTTGGGTTGCCAAGGATATCGCCCGGCAGCGCATAGGTATATTTCCACTCATTGACAGGGGTGCTAGCTAATCTAGCCAGCTTTACTTTTTTGATCGACCAGCTAAAAGGATACTGCATTATAATAGTGTCGCGGATATCGTCGTAAAGACGATCAGCGACTTGCGCTTCATCTGTGCCAGTGGCAAATGATGAGAGCGGAGCAGCGCCCAGCATAATCAGAGCCTCGGAACATATTGATAGTTTGGTATCGCCCTGCGCCATTACGCTACTCCAAAATAGGGAAATGGGGCCGGTTGCCCGGCCCCACTTAGATTAGTCGCTGTCGGTTACTACGCCGATAACTGTGCCATTTGAGCAATCAACCACGCCAGAGGCGTTTGATACTACAATGTGCATAGTTACTGTGCGAGTGCCGCCAGTTGAACCGTGAACAATAATCATGTCACCAACTTTCAGTGTGTCGGCAAGATCATTAAAGTAGCCAGAACCGTCAACGTCTGTATGTGCATCAGCAGTCGTGTACACATACAAGGCCGGGGCGTTACCAGCTAGAGATTGTCCACCTAATGGGCCGAAGCCAGCTTGTGCGTATGCCATCAGTTAGCTCCTCTCTATTCAGTCGCTGAGATTTTGACGATACCATCGTCATCAATGGCAACCGCACCAGCGGAGAACATTGAGGAAACTAGGAACGACGTTTTCTCAGGAACGTAGTTGATTTCAGACTTTTGGTTCATGCCAATGCCCATACCGATTGCATCGCGATGGAACGCAAAGCAAGTGCGGGTTGATGGAAGCGGCAAGCCACCTTCATCACGGTCACCAAGGGTAATGAACTTAAAGCCAAGGAAGGTGTCGATCTCACCAGTTGAGAGAGCCTTGACAGTAGCGAAATCGCTGCTGGTCAGTTCAGTCTCGTCCAGCAATGCTGACAAGCCGTTTGCGTGAATGATCATGCAGCGACCTTCTGCCGGTACGTTCTTCACATCCAGAGCCTTTTTAGCTGCAAGCAGCTTTGCAAGGTTCATATTGGATGCTGCGCCACCAACAGATGTTGCCACAGTCGATGGCGAGGAAGCTGCATTGAGCGCATCAATAACAAGCTGATCCATACGACGACCAATAGCTGCACCGACTACTTGCACTAGCTCACGGCGCTCGTCAAAATTGACCTTCTGCTGTGAGAAAATGTCGCTGTATTCAGCAGCGATATAGTCGGACATTGTTGCTGTGACTTGCGAGTAAGTCACGTTGAGAGGGGTAACGTCAGTCTGCGGTACGCGGACTGTTGCGGTTCCTTTCCCGATTTTCGGGAACTTCACCTGATTGCCTTCGACACTTGTTCTTTCGCGAGTAACGCCAGCCAAAGCACGTGATGCTTGATAGGCCTGCTTCACTTCCGCATCGAACAACTGCACAAAAGCGTTGGAAATGCCTACAGCCATTTTCCTATTCCTTTGTAAAAGTTAAAACACGATTAGCGCCTAGCAGGTATCCTTTCCGGGCTGCGGCTTGGGCATATACGCTACGCCCCCAAGCGTTTGCGACAGGTCAGGTGTGATTGTCTGTCAAGGGTGATTTTATAGAAAAACGCGGCAATTGTAAACAACTGCCGCGCTTGCATTAAATGGCACTATATTCTTGCTTGCCATAGACGTTTTCAAACATCTTTTCGACCTTCGCCCGGTAGGCTGGGTCGCTTTGATATTCGGGCTTGCCAACCATTGCCATTAGCTCTTCTTTAGATGGCGCGTCGGTCATTGGCGACACGTCAATTGGCACTGGTTTATCGCCATAATATGAGCGGATCTTTTGCAAAGCGCGTAAGCCCTGCGCGGTGCCACCCATAATTTTAAACTCTTCAAAGTCAGCATCAGACCAAACGCCTTTGCGAACTAGGCTAGACGCCCAGTCAGTCATTGACTTGATTGCAACGTCAGCATTTGGGCCGAGCTTTTCGTATTCCTCTTTGTATGAGATCTCGGCTTGCTGACTTTCGCCTTTAGCCATTTCGATAAATGTGCCAGCTAATTGCTCAAAGGCCGCTTGACTAACACCATTTTCTTTTGCCCAATCTTTATAAACGCTATAAAGCGGGTCATCGTCACCAATGCCAGCCTCTTCAAAAATTGCTGTATCGTATTTCTCAGGGGCTTTATGCTTTCCCTGACTAAACTTTTTTTGCAGTTCATTATACGACTTAACAAGATTTTCCAGATCCGGGCCGTCGTCGTCCTTCCAAAACTTTTCTGGATACCATTCTGGCCTTTCAAGCTCTATCTCCTCACCTTCTTTGGCAACGGTTACGCTATCAAGTGACGGCTCGTTGTCAGGCAATTGGTGTGGAATTGATGTCTCTTCAGCCTTCTGCTGGTTATCGTCGCCCTCAACTTGGGCTTCGGCCAACAGTCCATCTGTATCATTCATAGTGATCTCGCTCTTTTCATGCGCCGCTCAATTTCCCTGACCAGACTATTCTGGCCTTCGCGAGCATAACCGTGACTGGCGTCCTCACCGGGATACCAGCTAGGCTGCTCAATCGTCAGCGACCTTAGATGGGTGAGCAGCTTTGCCCCATCATCGCTGGCGAACACGCGAAGATAAAGACGATCAATGTCATCTTTATCTACTTGCTGTTTTTCTGCTATTTCGGGGTCTACGGTTTGCAACCCCTCCCAACCGTCCGGGTTCATTAGATCATCCCTTCTGGTGGTGCCTCGCCTTCAACTGGCGCACCACCCTCTGCTTGCGCTTGAGCCTGCATCATTTGCGCGGCCTGTTGCATCATCTCCTGACGTTCTTGCGGCGTCGTGCGTAGTTCCGCTGGCACACCTAGTTTATCAGCAACATAGTCAGCAATGCTGCCCATCTTCACCGCCATTTGACCTTCCGGGCCAAGGGCTGATGACATTTGAACCCACTGCATAATCTTCTCAATATCACCCATATTCTGCGCTTGTGCAATAGGGCTGACAGGCGTGACCTTTACCTCTAGCCCATTGACGCGCAACGGCATCTCAATCAATCCGCGCTCATCCATCACATACAGGATACGCGCAACCAGCGGCACCATAGTTTCTGTGATTAACCGACCAAAGGCACTTCCCAAATTAGTTGATAACTCACGCATCCTTTCTGAGATCTCTGTAGCAGACCGGGCTGACATGTTGTCGGGCGGCAGTGTGTCATCAAGCAAGATTTTTTTGACGTTCATGCGTAGGTCATTGATCACGATCTGCGACACATTGAAATCACCAGAGCGTGGCATCTGTCGCAAGCTCTCACCCTGCGGGCCACCGTTACGCGCAACCGGGATGATAGCGCCCGGCTGGATGCGGATGTTTTGCGGGTTTAATACGCCATCATCAGCCGCAGTGTAAACGCCCGCAATTGACAAGCTGGCATTCTTTAACAGCAACTCCAGCGTCTTGTTTAGCGTTTTAATGTCAGGGATTGCAGTGACCAAAGGCCCGCGACCGTAAACCTCGCCCGCCACTTTCATATACCGCGCCACGATCCAAGGCGATGATTTCATACGGCGCATAAGCAGACCGGCTTTGCCCTCAGCCCAAATGACGTGATAACAGAAATCGCCTTTGTCTGGGTCATACAACGTAGCCTCGACAAGTTCGATTTCTTGCGTAGGCTTGTCGTCAATCATGCGCTGCAAGCGCTCTGGGATTTCGGCGTCTTGCCAATGCTGCTTGATGGCCTCGCCTTTCAATCGCATCCGGCGGTACACATTATCGACCTTGCCGTGTGCGCCCTCTTCAATGCTGACCAGATACTGCGGCACAGCAGTGAAGCGAATTGGCGTCATGTCGTCACCGGGCTGTACTAGCATGACGGCAGTGCCAACAGCTAGGTCAAGCAAAAACTCACCCATAGCCAAATCAAAATTAGATTGGCGCAGCAAGCTAAACATAATATCGCTGTACATATCCAGCGCGGTTTGCGCCTCTAAGCGGCGCTCCTCTGGGATATCTGGCCCCGGCTCTAATCGGCACCAAGGCGCATAAGGTGGAAACAAGCCTGACTGGATGCGGTTCGCAAATCGCTGTGTCGCATTGATGGCCGTGCTATCAAACACGCGCACCATTTTGTTTTGCCCCGGAGAGCCACCGCCCTCGTAATAGCCATCATAAAGATTGCGCTGCGGCAAGCCAAACTCATAGCAGTCTTCATAGATTTGCCGCCAGTTATCTTTGCGGCGCTGCGCCACGTCGTGACGCTTTAGGATATCTTCAACACTATGCACTGGCTTGGTTCCTTTTGCTTATAGCTGCCGCTTTTTTCTTGGCGTCTGCTTTTGAGCTAGCGCCCCAAGCGCGTAGCGATAACAGCAGACGTGTGGGTTCGCCGTCCTTATATTCTGGCCCCGGCATACCGCCCATTCTAGCCAAGAACGATGCGCGGCGCGGATTGTCGCCCGACTTGACCGGCGCTTTTAGGTTCATGCCTTGCGCCTTAGCAGAACGACGACCGGCCTCATTCAAACCGCCCTTGGGGTTCTTGCCCGCCTTGCGTGTCCAAGCTGGGCTAGCCACGCGCCGCCCTCATATTATCAATCAGGTTTGGGTATGGA